TGCAATGTTAGTTATAGAGTTACCTGCGCCATCTTGATCAAAAGTCTTGTTAGTGAGAGTGTCTGTAGATGAAGCTGTGAAACTTGTATCTACAACTACCCATGTATCGTCACCTCTAAGGAATGTGGTTGCATCTTTTGTACCTGTTGCTGACAGACAAGTTGTTGCTACTATTGGTGTTACTAAATTACTGTTAATTCTTATCCAATGTGCTAAAGTTGTTGGATCGTCTTGTTTTGCTATAATAGAGTCCCCGGCTTGTAATGACTCTGTAAAAAATGCTGCACCTCCTACGGATACGACATATTGATCACCTTTTTTGACACATGATGGTGAAGTATCTAAATTAGGTGAATTTGAATTTGCATTATAATCTCCTTTAAAAGTTACACTTCCAGCAACTGATGTTGATTTTGCTGTGTCTAGAGTTCCGCTGCCAGAGCCCGCGTCAGCCGAACCGACCATTAATTCTCACCGCGATGCCAAATATCTACGTTTGTTGTTGATGTTGTATGTTTAATCTGAACTATTACTCTTGTATAAGGATTTGATAATGTTTGTATTGATGGTGCTGCTGTAGTTGCTACAGAGCCTGTTGCTAATGTGACCCAGCCTTTGTCATCATCATTTGAACCTGCTGGATCTACTATTGATGATAACGGTTTTGCGTTTGCAAGAATCTGATAATCTAAATCTCCACCTGCATTATTATGAATAATAAAAACTGATTCTCTAATTGATCTGCTGTCAATATCTAATGCTGTTACAAATGCTGCTGTAGTTGCTACTTCTTCATTTTCATTATATTGGCCTACTAGAGAGCCTCCGTCATTTGATACTTTCTCTCTTGGTGTATCTACTTGTGCCATGTTTAAATATGGTCAGAAACATATATAAGGTTTATCATAAAAAAAGGAAGTATAGGTCTTATTAGAACCCAACTACTCGAATTTTGATTGCTAATGAGTTAACAATAGCTGATGCGTTTGCCAATTCAGAAAAGGCCTCTGGGGTAGCATTAACACCTGCTGCATCGTCATTAATATATCCAAAAGCCTTGATCTTACCTGTGGCTGCTGCTCCTGCTGTTGCTGGAACATATTCAAGTAGAAGTCCTTTGTCATTTGATATAATTGATGCTTCAATTATTGTACTAATTCTACCGCCCAATGAAAGGTCAACTGTCACGCCATTTGTTGCGTATGTGTCAGATCCTGCAAAAGTAACATCTACTACTGTTGTTTTTAGTTTTGATGTTAGTTCTGATTGGACTGAAAGAGTTTTCCCTGTTAGATTTTCCCAATCTGAATTCACTGCGACTGTATTTGCCATATATAAATGTAGTTTTGGTTATATATAAGGATATTGTAGAGGGCCCTGCTTGAGATAATAAGAATAAAAAAATTACCTAAAACGTTAGTTTTTCGGTATAGGGTTTTCGAGTGTGATAAGATAGTTCTATTAAAGTTTAATATCTCTAATCTTACCTTGAGCGATGAAACTTCTACATACGGTCTCACCCATAGTTCTGAATACACCTTTCTCAACAAATGCGTTGTTGATGAATGGATATCCTGGACTTCTACGGGTTGCTTCGTAATATTCTGTTGGGATAGAAACCATAATTCCTAATCTTGGGTAACCATATCCTTCTGCATCAGATGTATCTAATGCAAATAGTCTACCAACTTCGTCAGAGTCACAAGCATTGCTTGGAGCATCTTTGGTTGGAATGAATGGAACTCCATAGATAGAGTCTACATGTATACCTACACCAGTACCTTTGAATGTTTGGATACCGTTTACATCGACTTGAACTAATGCTTCACCGTATGGATTTGCAATACGGACTGAAGGCATGAATAAGCCTTGTATTTCGGAATAAACTTCGTGGGAACCGAGGAATACATTTGGATCTTTACCAGCTTTCTTGCGTATTGTTCGTAAGAAAGTTCTCAATGTATCATCAGTCATGATTCCATTAGTACCTAAAGTACCGGATGGAGATACGACTGTTGAGTCATATGTTGAGGAACTATCTCTGTCAATTACAGCGCCAGAACTTCCTTTCCAAGGATCGTAGTTGTCTGTTGAACAAGCTCCTTGTAAGTTTGCTTCTGCTTGGCTTGAGATGATTCTGTCTAAAGATTCCCAATTAAGTGAACCAGTGTGGACAGCACAAGCTGCGGCTGCTCCTTTTTCAACATCAGTTAATAACATTCTGTTTAACAATTCTTTGTGTTGAACTGCCATGAATAGTCTAAGTGAACCTAGACCACCCCAAATATCATCTTTACTGTGTGTTGCAAGCCATTCCATTACCTCTGAGGCACTGAATGGTAATTGAGCGGTTTTTGGTCTTACATCAATTTCTGCAAGTGTTGGTTTTATGGTGTCTGCGATAAGGCCACCTTCAGCTGTACCACCTAGGGCGGTATTGTTGTTCGTACCTGCGTCTGCAAGTGCGTCTGCTTTAGCTGTTATAACCCTCCAACCAGATTTATCCCAAGGATACTTTGGTAAAATACCAAATGCATTTGCTTCAAGGTTTAGTTGAGCCCATGCGTATGCCCCGAATACTGCGTTGAAAGTACCAGTTGTACTGGTTGTTACAGGTGCGTCTGCCTTTCTCAAAGAATTACGATTGTAACCATAGTAAAGTGCTTCTAGCTCATCAATTGTTTGTATTTTTACCATTGTGAGTCACCTTGTTCTGGACTACCGAATTCTCCTTTCAGAATACGTCTTCCGACTGCACCTAGATCATCATGTCCTGCTTGACGAGCTGCTTTGAGCACCTCATTTACTTGGATACCAGAAGATTTCTCTACGGTTTCAAGTGCAGCACCTGGTCTTGGTGTTTCTGTAGTGAAGGTTGCACTGTCTAAGCTTTTCTCTTGCATAGAGAGATTGTTTTTATCACTCTCTTTTGCGTTTTCCTCGTCGGAATCTTTGACACCGGCTTGGTTGGAATTGCTTTGATAATCATCTGGGACTTTGACTTTAGCACCAATATCTTCTTCTGCTGAAACCTTTGGTTTTAGCGGTAAGTCGGTTGGTTCTTCCATGGCTTTAATTCTGGAATCAAAAGTATCAACTTTTTTGCTAATACCTTGGATTTCGTCTTTAAGACCATTGATGTCGAATCCTTTGATGGTTTCAGTCAATGCTTGCAATGATGAGTCAAATGCAGATTTCTCTGTTTTTGATTCTTCTTTGCTTTCTTCAACTTTTTCATCGTCTTTATATTCTTTTTCGTCAGTCATGTTGTTACTTTATATACTGAATTTGATATATATAAGTATAACGATTATTTCTATTTCTTTAATTGTAGAAGCAAATCATTCAAAATCAAGGTTGCTTTATTATAATTCCCTCTGCTTGCTCCAGTAACAGTATCTTCTTCTCCTGCATATTTTGGATTCAAACTACCTCTGTCTTCCTCGCCTGAGTATTCCTCTTCTTCTACCTTACGTGGGTTGTCTTTTTGACCTGTATCTTGTTGAGCATTATCATAGGATGCCCCGGTTCTGATGCCTCCTGAGCCGCTTCCTGGATCCATTATAGCCGTATCTTTTTTTAGACTTGCACCTGGATTTATCTCTGCGTCTATATTCTTACCTTCCACATCTATTGAGTTATTTCCATAGTCTCCAGTCTGTACCTTCTTTTCTACTTCTAGTGCCTCTGCTGGTGGATCGTTATCTAGTCTCATCTTGCCGTTAACTCCGTCTTCTGCGTTGTTTGCCGTCATGGCTCTGTCATTTTTACGTCTCAACTTAGGTACTACACCTCTAATTGAACTATCTCCTACATTACCATGACCTGCATTAAGATATGACTGTTCGGAACATTCCATTCGTGCAAAAGGATTTTTATTTTGGCCAAGTACTTTCCCTCCTTGTCTCTTAGTATTATGAACGTCTGATCCATCTGAACGTGGATTTTTAGTTGGGTTTTTTATATGTCTATATTCATGTTTAGTATCATCTAATCCTTGATCACTTTCTTTCATATAACCTCGTCCATGGTTATTACTAGCTGGGAACTCTCGTTGCCATGATTGATCATCTTCATCGTTACCACCCATACGTGAAAATTCTGTTGAAGCACCTGGACTTACACCTGGTACTCTAAATGGATTTTTAGATCCTAATTTTCCATCACTAGGAGTGTTGGTTATATGATCTTTCTTTACTCCTTCTGCTTCTTCGTCATCATACGGTTCATTTACATGTTTAGGCTGATTTACATTATGAATTGATGTTGATTCGTTAGTATCACAAGTCTCGCCTGGCTCTCTGCCTGCAAAACCACCTCTACCTGGTTCTGTATACGGTGCTTCTCCTGTTGCTTTATTTTCTAGCTTTTTTTTTGAATCGTCGTATTCTCTTACAACTTCATCAGTATTGTAATCTTTGTTATATGCTAATTTTTCTGCCAAATCTGGATCTAAATGAGTTGCCTGATAATGACTGACTGAAGCATCTCCTACACTGCCATGTTCCATGTTTTCTTTTGTAGGATTGACATTTCCTGGTGTCTCTGATTCAGTTGTTCTACCTAGTTTTCTATTTCCTACAATTGGTTGCTTCACACCATGTTTACCTCCTTCTCTTGATGTTATTGGTTTAGTAGTTTGTAATTTAATTTTCAATATTGAGTTTAATACATCTAATGTTCTAGTAACACTTTGAGTTATATTTGAAATATATCTCTCTGTTGGTACTGTTGTTATACCCATTGATCCTCTTCTTAATTTAGAACTGTCAATAGTAGTCTGCCCGGTCTCACGGTCATGTGTTACGGTTGCACGTGGTTTAATCTTTTTACCTCCTACTTTGTCTCCTCCCGTTGTTCCAGCTAATTCATCCTGTCTTCTTTTTAGTTGTCCTGGTGACATATTAGGTGATGATCTTGGTTGTATTTGACCTTGTGGTGACTGACTTGTACTATGTCTGGTTCCTTGTTTGTCTTGTGCTGTATCTACTGCAGAAGGCTTCTTTCTCATTACTTTAGGCATTGGATTACCATATCTATCTTTATTGTCTTCTCCATATTTTGGTTCTATGTTATCTTCCTTCTCAATTTCTTTCAAGTCTGCTTCTTCTAACATTTCATCATCGTCTTTGTCCATTGCTTGAACTTTAGGTATACCTGTTGGCTTATCTCCTACGTCTACATTGTTAATTTCTGCTACTTCTGAGTCACATGTATGTGTTCTTCCTTTTGATGTTCCGTGATAGGTAGCCCCGTTTTCCTGTGGTTCTCCTCTGTTGTTCTCCAATGCTTCTGCATCTTCATCTTTGTTTGGTGTGTTTGGTCCTCTAGTATCTGAATAAGTGTCATCTCCTTTGGTTGTTCTAATACCTTCAGTCTTGCCATTTTTATCCGGATGAGTCTCGTTCTTCCATTCATCTAATACGGTTACTTGAGTATTGTCATCCTCGTCATCCTCTATTTTAACTAATGAATCTTTTTCAATATAACATTTAAATTTATCACATCTTATACACATTGTTCCGTCACCTCTTTCTTTTACATCTCCTGCCATTGCTTTTGCTACCTCATTATGTTGGGTAATTAATGCAAGTGGTACTGCTGGTTCTTCACATACGGCTACTTCATATTGTTCTAAGTCTTTTAAAGAATATGCCATTGATCCGTCTTTTTGCATTATAGGTGTTCTGTTTGATTTAGTGGCTCCGCCAAAAGAAAGTCCCTTATATTTGCCTGATTTTATGGCACCCCAGATTTCATTGTCTAATTCATAGTCTTTATAAATCTCACCCTGTATTGTAATTGCTGGATATGATTTACCACACTCACCTACTATGCTAGTCGAACCGAAATTAATTCCTTGTCCTACTACTCTGTTAGAGTGTGTGTCTGTTATAGGTCCTCCCCTTGCTAACCAAATAGGTAGTACTTTCAGTAATTCATCACGTATTGTGATTTCACCTTGTCTATCTTTCATTTCAACTGTTAGCACCCCTTCAAATAATCTTCTATTGCTCTCGACGGCAGTTAAGTCTTTGGTGACCAGTTTGGAGAAAAACAATCGTTCTACCATAATAATTAGAATGTGTTCATCCTATATAATAATATCTATAAAAAAGACGAGAGCCTACCTTAGTATAAGTGAAAAATTTGTCTAAGGAGAGGTTACTGCGTTTCTATTTTTTGCTACGTCTGCTGCTAATACCAATGCTATTGGTGCTAGAAGTGCTGCTAATCCTTGAATATCTGTCAATGGCAGTTTATCCAATAGGAATGCTGGAGCAACGATACCCACATATGCCCATAAGGCGTGATATCTTAGACGACCTGCTTGTTCGAATACCATACTCAGTTCACGTGGATGGCGTATTTAAGTTTTTCAGTAGTCCTCAGTCAATATATCTCTTGTAATTTCCTCAAATGCAGTTTTTCCTGCTTTTGGATGTAATTTTTCTGAACTGCTGTCTAATCTCTTAGATAATATTATAATTGCCTTGCGCACTCTCATTGAGTCATGCCTGCATTTTCTATCTATTTCTTCTAATCTATCATTCAATTCATCTATACGTTTTTCATTATCCTGTATAGCCTTTTTCTTATTCTTAAAATAATTTAAAATATATGCTGAGACACCTGACACTACGAACAATCCTATTCCTGCTGCTATGTCTCCTATTACTCCTTCCATATGATATATTATCAGTGATTTATATTTAAAGAATTGGTTTCAGTAATTTATCTTCAATGAGTGTGAGTATCAATGATTTATCTCTCATCACGGAAACAGTGAAATCGTCATGAATATTAGGATATATTGTAAAGTATCCACAACCCCAACACAGTTTGAACTCGTAATGTCTTACTACTTCATGATCTGTCTCTCTATCCATTGAGTATCTAGAGATTAATTTTCCACATTTCTTACAGTCATTATATCCCATACTCTTATATATCAAGTCCCATATATTATCTTTATGACCAACGCATCGGTATATTTATATGATACGCTTGAAGATTACATGTTAATATATCCTAAAGGACAAGATACAGTTACAGAGAATCATTTATGTGCTTTATGGATTAATAAGAAAAGTATAGTTTTAGTTGCTGATAATAAAGATAATGCAGCCGGATATAAGCCGGATTTCTCCAAATCTTTGGTATATTTTGATCAAGGTGAGAAGGCATTTAAGAAATATGAAGATCAATTCGAACCAGTTGTTTCAGTTGAAGTTGATCCAAAAACAAATTCAGTTATATTTTCAGGTCAAGAAGTGGAAAATTCATTTGCAATAGCAAGAAAATTACAAAGGGGATTTAAAAATAAAAGAAAATTCAATGTTAATGGATATATCCTATATGATAATATAACAACCAGGTTAAATCTTATAATAAATCCTATAAAATAATTACTTTCTAAAGTTTCTGGTATAACCTTCTTTAAACAAATAATCTTTACCTAGGTTTCTACGCATACTCTTCCAAAACGGATCTACCTTAGTAGTGCCTCCTGCTCTTCTGAAATCACGTAACTTCTCTCTGATTCTGCCGTGACAACTATAACACAATCTAGCATTAATTTGTTTTATATCCCATGAATACTTTCCACAGAACATACACAAGTCCCATCCTTTGTCTGCTAACGTTACAAGTGTGAATTCTGGACCTCTATTTCTTCTACAGTGGGCACAGACGTTAAACATTGTTGCTGAAACTGCTTTTTTCTTCTCACAATTCCAACAGAATCCTTCTTTATGATTATTAACATGTTTCTGTTCATCTTTCTGATGCATATCCCATATTTTGTTACCTGCGGCAGTTCCACCTGTATTTACGTCTAACTTATCAGCCATTCTGTTCCTGCCATGCGTCGAATGCGCCTCCTATTTCCTGACTAACTATTGCTTCTATAGCATCAGCAGGTATATCTGTTACTTTCTTCATGCTTTCTACTATTGATTTTGGATCTTTAGAGTGTAGCCCCTGCATTAGACATTGCCTAACCATATCAAAATTATCTGGTGTTATATATTCATAAGGATCTTTCTTCTTATTTTTCATTCTGTTTCTTCTCCCAGCCTCTGTATGCCTCATCCACTTCACATTTTAAACATTTTTCGAAGAAACTTTTCTTACCACACATAGAACATGTATTTAGTTCTCTCAAGTGATCATCTCCACTGAATGATTTTTTCAATCCTTTGATAAAATTATCCCAGATCATAATATATCTAATGTGTTAGTTACGTTTAAATGTTACCTTTAATCATAGTCAATTGCGGATCTGATTTGATTGCTATTATATCTTCTGCTAATATCATACCTGATACCTTTGGTCTGTTTGGATCTGCTAGTATATGTCCCTTGAATTTTGCATCTGCTTTGATATTTGTGCTTGTGATAGATTCCCCAATCTGATTGCCTGTATGATCTACAAATTCTATATACCAATGATCTTTTCTGATATCAAATCGTAATCTTACTTTGTAAGTATTTTCAGGTATTTCTACATTTCCTTTAATGTCACCTATTCTACCTTTGCCGTTACCTTCAATAAATACATGACCTTTGTTTATTTCTTTCGCATCCTTTATACTGTCCTTTGCAAATGTAAACCGTCCGTGATGGATTCCGTCAAACCATGATCTAGATCCGATAGGTGCGGTTGATGTAATATCTAATGGATATTCTGAAAGTTGACTTGTGAATTCTCCCATCTTTTGTCCAGATTTTAATGTCTCTAACCACCATCTATGATTGTTAGGATCTCTTGCGTTTGAATATACAAAACCTAATTGACATACATCCCAATCCATTTCCATTGGTAGTACTGATCTTTCTGTTATTAATTTTTCAATCTCATTCTGTTTAAGAGTGCTTCCTCTTGGCCTTACGCCTTTAAGATTCCATATAATTGATGATTGAAATTTAGGTGTCCCGTTTTCTGAACCTTCATATGGATTGACTCTGATTTGTGGATTAAGTTCAAACACCATATCATATCCAAGTTCGGTTCTTACCACTAGTGTTTTTATATCTGATTTAAATCTAATTGAACGATACACGTCATCGTTTGGTCCTGGTGGTTTCTGAGATGCAGTTGTTTGTTTAGATTTTTTAGTGTTTCTACTCTTGGCCATACATAATATATACGTTCATCCTATATATAATTGTTATTATCTTTATATATATTAGCACTAGTATTCATCTTTCATGAACTCTTTACCCATATTCTTTTCAATCAAATGTTTGGTAAGATTTTTTCCGTCTGGTAGAATTACTTCTGCAATATATCTGCCAAATTTTCCTTTTTTGTAAACTCTAATTTTTACCTTTTTTCCAAGTATTAATTTTTTTACATAATCCCTAACTTTATAGCCATTTTCTTTTTCTGGTCCTCTTACCTCTGGTGTATTTATTCCTGCCAATCTTAACTTTTCTTTGACTGTGATTGAAAAACCAAGATCAACTAAAAATGTCATAGTATCTCCGTCGTAGACGTCAATTATTTCTGCATTATATTCATACATCAGTATCTGATGTCTCTTCTTCGTCCCCTAATTCATCATCAAATGTTTTTTTCACTTCTTCTTCTTCTATTCTAGGACTCATATCTGGCATTCCTTCCTGTCTCATTATGTATTTTGTTTTGCCTGATTTCTTTTTTCTTTGTACTGTTTCTGCTAATCCTGGTGATAATTCATCCTCTTCAACTGTTGTTGGGAAATAAATGGTTCCGGATTTTTTGTATTCCTTCTCCCATGTCTTTACGATATTTCTAGCTTCATCTACTGATAGGTCAGTCTCTTTTGTTATTTTCCTAACCCAAAAATCTTCTGTGTGTCCTATGGATTTCTGTGATGCGTTGAATGCTCCGGATCTTTGCTTTCCTCCTGCTGTTGGACTGCCTTGTCCTTGACCGCCAGGATCACTTGGGCGCTTGTTCATAGGACCTCCTTGTTTGGAACCTGTAGTTCGTTCACCGTTACCTGTTGTAGAGTTTCCTCTTCCTTGCTTCTGTCCACCAGGCTCTGCTTGTTGTGGTAACATTCCAAGTTCTGCTGCTTGTTCTTGTGCAACCATTTCAGGCAACATGACTTGTTCAAACGTTGGTTCTTTTCCGACAACCCATTCTCCTGTGTGTGTTCTCTTAACATCGAATCCCATTTGTTGTAATGTTGCGTTGTTCTGAATCTCTTGTGCTTCTATTTCGAGATCTCTGAGTTGATCTGCTTCTTCACCTTCTCTAAGTTTTAAACTCCAATCAGTTACTTGTAATTCTTTTGCCAACCTGTCAAATATATGTGTTTTTAAGAAATCTTGTGACCATTTGATATGTCTGTTAGTAATAGTTACTTGCATGCCTTCGTTAGCCCATCCTGATGGAAGTTCTCCAAAGTATAATGGCAATACTCCATATGCTGCACCTATAATCTGTCTTAATTCTCTTCTAATATCTATAAATTGTAATTCTTTTAGTGACCCCGTGAAATCAATCCACTGTGCCATCTGTCTTCCGCCTTTATCTGATTCTACCAACAAAGGATGTACCATATAAGGATCTTCAGTTGCTCTTTGCTCCAAAGTACTCCATGATTTTCTAAAAGTCTCATAGTTTCTTGATGCGATGACCAAAAGTCCTCTTGGTGGTCGCATTTTGTCAAAGTATTTTCTAATATACTCATCCATATGAGATAATGACATTACTTTACTCCATAAAGCATAAATTGGTGAAAATCCGTAAATTAATCCTGGTTTATATTTTCCTGCAACCCAAATAACCTCTCCTTGTGCATAAATTACTCTTTTTGGTTGAGGTACTCCTACAGAATACACTGATGAAACTTCTAACAGTGCTTTTAATGCTTCCGCACCGCACCTATCACAGTGTGGTTTGGAGAGCCTTTTATCTCTATGTTCAAATCGTGGACAAACATACACAGCGTTTCTTTTATCGTCAAAACCTACTCTGCCGTCTGAATCTGCGATGATTGCAACTTGGGGAGGATCTATTCTTATCAATTCTTTAATCTTAGTCTTCATTGGATCAATCTTACCAGTAGTATCATTAATGTAATAGTTCTTTAATAGTAATAAATAGGCATTATCAGCGACTTCCAGGTCTCTTTCGATCATTCTGCCGACATCTTCCATGGTTTGGTCGTTATTATTGACAAAATCTGTAAAAAGTTTCTGTAAAATTTTACGATTTTCTGGTTTTGGACGAGAAATATCTTCAGAAAAACATTCATCACATTGTGGTGGTGAATCATCTTCTTTTGGGCCTGGTACTGAGGCTTTTTTTAGTATTTTTGAAGCATGACTAGCAGGTGCCTTGTCTGTATCAGGGTCTGATGGAGCACCTTCCTTTCGATCAAAGGCATCAGTTGCTGATGGTTTGCCGTCAAACTCTTTTCCACAGTTATTACACTTGTATTTGTACTTTTCAACTACCTCGAAACCGTTTTTAAACATCTCTCTGTTGATTGTTTCAATAGAAATCCTCAAAGCATCCACGTTATCAGATAATTCGTAGATCATTATAAGTGGGAAAGGGAAAATTGGTAGTTTTGCTCCTGTATCGGTTGCCATATATGGCTGCATGATGGCTGGTCTAGACGTAGTTTCTGTATATCCCTTGTCAACTGACGTTAAAGCTTTATATGCATTGGTAAACCTATCTTTAAAGCCCATATATATTAGTGTCTGTTCGCTTATTTAAAGTATGCGGAAAATTTTTTTATTTTTGCGAAAATTTTTGTTTTTTTTGGAAAATTTTTGGTTGACTAGATGACGTATCGACGTTCTTTCTAGTCTTGTGGCTTAAGAGGGTTACCGTCAACCCATACCCGTTGCGCGCTCATGGTGGTATTCCCTGACAGCCACCCCTATATAGGCTAACATCTAATATAAACTTATCTGATTAGCAACAACATTGACAGTCGTCACATTCACAATTTTTGTGATCTGTACAATCACAGTTATCACAATCACAAGAATTAATTTCTTTAGTTACACATTGATCATTTTGCATATACTATATATTAATAAATGATATATAAAGATAATGTTAAATGTTATTAACACCATCTGGATTTAACTGCTTGTCTTTTCCTTTTTACTTTCTTTGTATAGTATTTTTCTTTTGCTTTTCTGATAGCGACCTTTCCTTTTTCAGTTTCTGCATACCTTTTATTCTGTTGTGCTTTTGTTAGAGGTACAAAGTCTGGATCTCTTGGATTCATTCCCAACTTGTCCTTTCTGTATTTTGATGATGCCTTGTTATGTGCTATTCTTCTTTTTTCTTTTAGGATAGGCTCCATTGCAAACTTGTACATACAGACGAACATATCTCGTACAATAAATTCATTATATTCGCTTATGATATTATCCCTTCTGGTTTTAGTATCGTAGAAAAATTCAGCTATATCCTCTTTCTTTAAACCCATTTCATTGGAAATTAATTTTACAAGGATATTGTCTAGTCTTTTCAATTCTGATCTTCTAGCCAGATCATTTTTATTTAGATTATATCTTATCATATATTATATATGGTTAACAGGTAATATATAGCTATCTTACTTTCACTATACTACAAAATCGTTTGTTCCCTAAACTTACTAACTATCACTAATCACTCTATCTACACTATACTAATATTCGTATAGAGCGGATAGTGTGATAGGTGATAATCACCTAAGCTATAGCTTTGTAAAAAATGTAGTATAGAGAATGTGTGATATTATATTGTGTCTTTAAGTTTTTCTTCTTTCTTTTTGGTCTTCTTCACAGTAAACAAACCGTCAGTGTTTAGTTCGCATGAATCTCCGCATCCGCAACCCATAGTATCAATAGTATGTTCCAGGTATTTAAATATGACTACCAATCACATTTTACGAGTATGTTATGTATAAAGTCACATTGTTTTGGCATCAAGACAGGTGTTTGGCCACCCCATCCGTCTTCACCATATATCTTTGCCATCATTATTAGTTCAGGTTCTTGTATATGAATAAGACCAGATTCACTGTTCAAAGCAGGATACATCATTGAACGATCTGTTCCAAATTCATTTTGACTTAACGGATTTGATATGTTGTAATGTAATAGTCCGAACGCATGGCCTAATTCATGTTGCAATATTGCCTGTATAACAGTTAATGACATTGGTTTTAGGTCCCTTGTTGTAGTTCCGTCTTGATTGAAAGTTATACTGTTAGGAACTGTCTCATATGTGTGAACGACTACAATCATATGTTTGTGTGAAGACTTTGAAAAGTCAGGGACTGCATAGCCTAGTCTGTTGCCGTCTGATATCGGTTCAAATAAAATCATGATATTACAATGAGGATAATCATAACGATCTGCATTTACATGTTCTTCCCATGGCACGGTAGGATGTATCTTTATCTCCCAATTGCCTTGAGGGTACTTGTATGACAATGCGTCTACCCACATATCAACCGATACCCTGGTTATTACTTCAAAATTATACTTTCTATCCGCTTCTAACTCTGGATTAGGTTCAAACATACAGACCTCGGGGGCCTCACTATGCCTAAGTTTAAGAGTCTCTAATCTATCACCATCAGCAGGTATAATATTAACACCACCGATTAATATAACAATAGTAATTAAAGAAAATAAGAGTTTGTTGCGCAACAATTTAGTTTGTTTTCGTCTTTTTTAAGTTTTCGTCTTTTTTACCTTTCTTTGCCGTAACTGTCTTCTTTTTTCCTGTTTTTGGCTTCTTTGCTTCTTCTTCCATTCGCGCAACATTTAGTTTTGCATCCAATCCATGTTTTACTTCCATTTTCTTGCCTATCTCTTTTGCATATTTGAAGAGTTTCTTCTCATTTGCCTGGATCTGCCTTACCATGAATGGCCTGTCTTCAACCAGTTTGTCGTTGTCTTCTTTCAAACCTTCCATATCGAAATTAAGTTTTGTAATTACGTTGGAAAGTAATTCTATTTCTTCGACTAACATGTCTAACTTATTTTCCATTTTTTCTCCAATTCCTTTATGCTTATCGGATATTTATTCCTTTGCGTTTCAAGCAATATGGAAATCATACAGTCTGCACAACATCCACCTCCAGCACCCACTGCTGTTTTTCTACAAAGTTTGCACGGAATGGATCTGTCTAAATTAGGCGAGCCTATGTCCATACGTTTATATTTGTGATTGACGTATATTAAGTATGTGGAATGATGAAAAATTAGCAGCCGATCACCACGCAGATTTGTTAAAAGTTAGAGCGAGAGTATCGAGCGAAAAATTACAAAGTGGTTTACCAGGTCAAATAGGTACCACAAAAGAAATGAAAGAATACAGGCTAAAAGTTTTAGATAGTCTTATCGAACAGGCTGAGTCAGAAATGGCTCAAAAACCTGCCAAACAGGGAGAGGTATATAGATGATGGGTTTATGTCATGTTTGCTTTGCAAGCAATGTAGAAATTCATTTTGATGATAAATCAAAACCAGAATGCGAGAGGTGTAGAAAATGAAAATTGATGTATCAGACAACGTAACATTAAGAATACCTAATACTGAAATATCAGGTCAGATAGCACCAATATACCTGATTGGCTTACCTGATGATATTCTAAAAATCAAGGCATTGTTAGAGGAGGTAAAAGGAAATTGAAAATGACAAGATGCTGGATATGCGAGGCAGAGATGCCACTTACAAAAAGCAAGACTTGTATCAACTGCTTTGCAAAAGACGTACAAGTGGGGTTGCCATCTAGATGATAAAATGTCCTGAGTGTGGTTTGCAAACGAATAAGACTCTACGTGGAGGCACATGGGGCATATGCGGAAATATAAAATGCACAGTAGACACTTGGGAATTAAATCCATCAGACGTAAAGCCATTGGAGGATAGAAATGCACATAGCAAATCATATAATAACTCAGGAAGAGGGTAGTAACCATGCCACATGGCTGGATACGTCCAAAACCGTGTTAGTCGGCATCAGCCGACCTTTTATTTGTAACTACTGTAAGGTGACTTTAAGGGGGACCAAGGAACTATGCGGTCCATGCAGGAATTTGTATGAAAGAAAGTTTATTCGTCGAGAGGATGACCGTTTTGTGAAAAGTACAGAATACCAAAGGTCAAGAACACTATCTGATGAATCAAAATCCTTTGGCCGTCTAAGTTCATTTTAACTCATTAGCGCATTTGTCGCACATTACACTTTCTTTATTGTTATTAGGCTCACCACAATAACTGCACATACGTGTACCTAACTCGTTTACGTCTATACTACCGTCTCGCAGGCCTTGCATAATCAATTCTATCTCTGCTTTGTCAGCAGGGCACAGGTCGTCAAGTTGTCGTTTAAAATTATCATCTAATTCAACATGCCATGTTCCGTCAGGTTTCTTCGTGGCGGAGCCACGGAATTTTTTTGGTTCCATGATTATAATTCTCTATATTCATGTATACCCTTGAATTCACCACTGCGTATGAATCCAAAACCTACATGTTCCTTAGTACAATGTTCACAGTTTATATAACAGTCAAAGTCACCCTTTGGTATAGGCTTGTCTTCAACCAATACCAGGTTAACAGAACCAGCTCTGTCACTGGCAATAGACATTCTCTTGTCACATCCCTTACATTTTAATCCAGGGTTAAGCTTAATCAACATGCTTTAAATACGTTTGCGCATTATAATAGCTTTGCGGTTATCAAAAATCCATCGATTCTGATTTTTTAAGAACTTCTACCTTTCTATCATTTTCCATTATCTCTAGGAATACCTGTCTGCCGAACTCTGCACCATGCCAAAAACCGGCCTTGTGTACCTGTCTTAATAATTTTGGCAAGGCAGGCATGTCAGACATTGTCTCTATGATATCCTCATCTTCGTCAGATATTATCTTTATCACTGTGTCAAACGACAATACTTCCTTAGACTCACCGTCCATCTCTAACTCTTTTACTATGTCTTTCAAATCCATTGGCATGTTTATACTACAAGGTCAGAGTATATATAGATGGTATATATAGTATTATAAAACTAAAATCAGGGCACATATCGTCCGAAGGACGAATCTCTAAAAACATAACCATAAGCACGATCATTTACTAACACTATAGGGACACCTTTAACAGTAGTCAGGGAATCACCTTGTTCGTAAGGGGGGCGTGTGGGTAACTTGTTGTTGATTGCACAGTAATCCGTATACGTAGGAGTGTTCATCTCGATTACGTCAGGCAGTGAACGCATACTTGTGAAATATTTACCCATATTGTATTTTATGCTATATATATCTACTTTTTTCTTTTTATTGATATTTAACTTCACTTGACGTGATTGCATCCCCCTTTCGTAGGCATTTGTACACGGAGTACATATCTGGTGTGCAGACGGATATCCGCAAATTTGACAATCGTAATTCATGTTACCTACTGTAATATGGTTGATAGGCAATATAAATCAAGTGGTGCCCCGATTGTTAAAGGTAACCAACCACGGGACACCGGGAGTAATGAGGCTTCCGGCCTCAAAACGAAGTGTAGTCCTGCCAAGGACGTACGAACGCGTGGACCGTACAGTGTAACGAAATAGGACGAATGTTACAAATAACTTCTGACAGTTGTACGGTACACATGTATTATACGGCTAATGATAATATAAACCCTCCTGTATTTTTTCTCTCTCCTCTCTAAATTTTAACAAAGATTTATAATTCTCTTATAAACGTTTAAATTTCTAATATTTTCCATGTGCACTTGCGACACTATATAAACCTAACTGTATAGTGTGAAAATGTTCCTATTAGGGATTCGTGCCTACCGTGCCTCGCTACGCTAAAAAACGTAGGTATATATAGGGGGAGTACGTGGCAGGTAATATGGGGATAAATGCCTATATCATTAGGAACG